CCAATCAGCTCGCTTCCTGGACTACATGTTCGACGCTACCGTAATCGGTAAGGTCGCACGTACTGTCCGAATGAGAGCAGACACAACTGAGATTGATCGTATGTCAGTCGGCGAGAAGCTTATGAAGCTCGCAACTGAAGGAGATAACACAGGCGCTAACGCAGCTGTTACTTTCTCAAAGATCTCTCTTACAACAAAGAAGCTTCGTCTAGATTGGGAACTTTCAACTGAGTCTCTAGAAGACAATATTGAAGGTGCTGATCTTGAAGATCACATTGCCCGCATGATGGCAACACAGGCAGGTAACGACATTGAAGATGTAATCCTTAACGGAAATACATCACTATCATCAGATAACCTATACAAGGCATTTGATGGTGTTGTAAAGAAGGCAAAGGCATCTGGTCACGTTGTTGACGCAGGTGGAGCCGCAGTAAGCCGTGCTGTATTTAACAGCGCTCTTAAGGCACTTCCACGTAAGTACAAGCAACGTCGTGCAGATCTTCGCTTCTTGGCAGGTTCAAACCTGATCCAAGATTTCCTATATGCTAACAGCATTGGAACAAACAACACAATTCCACAGGATATCGCTTCAAGCGTAATCCGTGGACAAGGCGTACAGCCACTAGGTGGTCCAGCAGGTTACGTAGCACCATTCGCATTCGGTATTCCGATTGTTGAAGTGCCACTACTTCCTGAAGCACAAGATGGCGATTACACAGGAGAGACAGGAAACCACGGAGATATCCACTTGACATTCCCAAATAACGTAGTTATTGGTATCAAGCGTGATGTAACCGTATACCGCTTCTTCTGGCCACGTAAGGACTCAATCGAGTACACAATGTATACTCGTGTTGGTGTTCAAATCGAGCAGGCAGACGCTTGGGTAGTTGTTAAGAACGTTAAGGTAGCATCATAATTTAATTTATTGCTAACCAGCTAGAAAGGCCCCCAAATTAATTTTTGGGGGCTTTTCATTTTAATTTAGTAATGCTATAATTGTTTAGAGTAGAAATAGGAGATTTACATGTCATTTGAGACATTGAAGGTTTCAGAAATAAAGAAGATTGCAGAAGACTTTGCAGTTGATACAGATGGCCTAAAAAATAAAGCCGATATTATTGCTGCCCTTGCAGAAGAGGGCGTAACCTGGTCTGTATATAGCAAGACCATTGAGAAGATGGAAGAGGACGAAGAAGATATGTCAGTAGAGGTATTGCCAAAGTTCGATCCAAAGGCGGAACAGCCAGAAGATACAGTATTAGTAAGAATGACTAGAGATAACTTTAGATATGATATTATGGGAGTTACATTCACAAAAGAGCACCCATTCGTAGCAATGAATAAAGATGAAGCTCAGAAAATTTTTGATAAGGAGGAGGGCTTTAGATTAGCAACTCCAAAGGAAGTCCAGGAGTACTACAACTAATCTAAGCCTATACAATGGCAGAGATATTAACTAAATCACAATCTCCAGTAACACACCAAGTGTTTTGGAATGGTGACGTTGGCATTGCTGATGCACTTCCAACTGTAAAGCTATATGATATTACAATGGATCCAGCAATAAGTCCTGCTGTTAACCCTACACACCTTTTAACAATTTTAACTTCTGTAGAAGATGAAAACAATAGAGGTGCATATACAGTTAATGTCCCCTATCAGTATACAGATAGAAATAAAACTCTTAGATTGAGGTGGGAGTATTCTATTGATGGATCTAATATAGTCAGAGACCAAGAGGTTTTTGTTGTAACTCCATACGTTGATTTTACAAATGCATGTGGCTGTCTGGGAATAAGTACTGACTCAACTGATCCAAACTATAAGTCATACAGAGAATTAATTAGAGCTGAAAAATATGCAAGAAAGCAGATAGAAGAATATACTGGTCAAAAGTTTTATCTTTACGATGATCTATATGTAGTATACGGATACGATTCAGACATTCTTCCAGTTCCAGCAAAAATATACGAACTGCATGAGCTTTATGGTAAAGATATATTGCTCTTAGATACAATTAACGAAATAAATAACTGGAATTATCCTGTTGAGATTTCTGAAAGCGGATACGGAATAAGAATTAACCGTGCAAGCTTAATAGACAATACTGTATATACTGCAAATGGAATGGTTCCCCCAAGCATTCATGACTCTAATGGAATTTTTCAGTCTGGTATTCCTTATAAAGTCCAAGGCAGATTTGGGTGGGAGAAAGTTCCAGATAATGTTGAGCTAGCAGCTATGGAGCTAATGAAAGACTACTTCTCTAAAGATATAATGTGGAAGAATAAGTATATTAAGACAATATCTACATTTGACTGGGACTTCGAATATACAGGAGAAGCCTATACTGGAACTGGAAATGCCTACGCAGATAATCTTTTGGCAGACTACGTCTTAACTACTAAAGTCGAGATTATATAATGAATAGCATCCTAGATTCTGTTTTGTCTATGAATTTAGATGTTTATAGGCAGTCTGAAATTCAAGATACAGATACTGGAGCAATTGTTAGAGAATGGAATTATTACAAAACAATTTCATGCCACGCAAAAGGTGTCATAAGTAATTCAGCAACAACAAGATCTAGCGATAAGCAAGTTTTTTCTAACAAGTATCAAAACGATCAAATTATTCAAGTTAGAACATCAGACAGGTTGACTGCTAGAGAAAAGGTTACTAATATTCGTGATGCTGAAAACAATGTTATTTGGTCAGAGATTAACTACCCAAATGAGACTCCAACAGTATTTGAAGTAATAGGTACAACCCCAGTCACAGATCCATTTGGTCGTGTAATAGCTTACAACTCTTCTATGAAGAGATCGGAGAACCAGCAAATTGGACAATAGCGGATTACTGGTTCAGGTAGCAAGCGGACTAGAAAGAATGATGTACGCAAATCAAAGCGGACCACTTAAAGATAGTACAGTGGCTCAAGTATCAGCTTATGTATATTATGAGGCAGCAGTCATTTCTAAGTTAACAACAAATAAGCCTTTTCAGCATGCATTCACAAAAATTATGTTTGATCAGATAAACACAGACTTTGGTAACTATATAGACGCATTGGCTAGAACTAAGCCTAAGTCACTGCATCACGTATACGAGTGGAAGAAGACTGGAAATAAAACCGCTAGGCTTTTTAAATTAAATAACATTTCAGAGCAGGGCTTATCTTTTAGAATTAACTATCAACTTTTGCCTTCTAGATCAATGGTTCCAGCCCCCAAAGGAAAGCGCAGACACATGTTTGTAAATAAAGCAGAAGTCATGGAGCAGGGAAATCCTCTGGTTATTAGACCAAAAAATGCTGAACGATTGGTGTTTGAATATAATGGAGAGACAGTATTTATGCCTAAAGGCGCAGCGGTCACAGTAAAAAGACCTGGCGGATCTGCTGCACGTAATCAGTTCTCATTAGCACACTCAAGATTCTTTAGTGGAAGATTAGTTAATGAGTCTATTAAAAGATCTGGATTCCAAAGAATATTTAATTCAAGTATGACAAAGGCTCTTAAAGTTCCAGCAGATATTAAAAAAGTTCAGTATTCATTTTCCCCAAACACTATTAGATCTCAGGCTGACGCAGCCTTATCAGCAGCATTCGGAGGTGCAATGTGACGGCTAACTATAAACTAGATGCAATGCTAGAACTTAGAAAGTACTTATGGAAAGAACTATACACCCGTAATATCTTTGATGAAGATGACTATTGGTCAGATAATCTAAATGAGAATATTGTCCCAATTATCCCAGTTCAGCAGTCAGCTGAAATGAATCAATTCTTGAGCGGCAAGAAGCATATTGTCTATGACAAGATAGGTATGTCATACGAAGATAATTGGCTAATATGCTGTGAGCAAATCCTATTTACCTTATATTCAACATCTGTGGCAGATATCAATGAGATCAGAAACTATATGACCGATGAATTTAGAAGAATGGACGAATCTGCCAGAGATATAAACAAATGGACAGGACTTTCAGACAAGTTTAAATTTCATTCTATTTGGGTTGCGGATATATCCCCTACTGCCCCTTCAGAAGAGCTTCAGGGATTTTTCTCTGCTGAGGTCATCCTAGAAATAAAGTATTCAAGAATTACAGACGGCCAAGGCAGGTTCCTCTAGGGTTTGCCTTTTTACTCTTAATGGCTTAGAATTATACCAAGAGGGAAGAGGCCTAGCCAGCCAGATTTAAAATTTGATTTTACAACTTAATAACCAAAGAATTCCAGGAGGTGGAAACACAATATGGCACAAAACGCAGGTAATGCTAAAAACATTCTCGTAGGTGCATCCCCGTTGTTTATTTCGAATATCGATTCAACAGCATCAGGATACGCAACATACGAAAACTCAGAGCCAGGTACAGCTAACGCAGGAGCATTTGCTACAGGAACATCCTATACAAATACTCTTAACGCAGTTGAGTCTGGTACTTTCTATTACAGAAACGTAGGATTTACAAACAACGGTTTGCAAATTACATACAACCCAACATATGATTCAGTAACAGTGGATCAGCTTCTTGATACAGCTAAGCTGTTCAAGTCTGCTATGGAGGTTATGATCGCAACTGAAATGTCAGAAGGTACACTAGAGAACGTTCTAGTTATTTTCGGTCAGCCAGACGATCCAACAAACAACAGCGCAATCACACAGAACAATACAATTATTTCTTCAGGTACAGGTACCACAAAGAAGGATACATTGGGTATTGCAGCAGGTGCTCTTGGTATTGCACCAACAGAGCGTCAGCTTATTGCAGTTGGTCAAGCACCAACTACAGCAGGGTCTCAGACAGAGCGTGTATATTATGCACGTCGTGTTTTGTCAGTGCAGCAATCAGCTTTCACATTGGCAAGATCAGCCCCAACTACATTCCCAGTAACATTCCGTCTTCTTCCAACCGCTATGAGCGGCTACGAAGGACAAGAGTACGGTAAGATTATTGACCGTGTATTGGCAGTTTAATAATTAAATAATTATCTACAGGGCCCCCAAGAAATTGGGGGCCTTTGTGGTTGTATTAGTATATGTTTTTTAGTATAATGATTTAGACTAGATCCTAGGAGGATTAAATTGGCAACAACAGTATATAGCGTAGAAGAAGTACAGCTCCAGAATGGGCAAACAGTAAAACTCAAGCCACTATCAATAGCCGAACTTCGTAAGTTCATGATCGCAATCAAAAAGACTGCCGAATCACAAACAGAAGATGACACACTAAACATCCTAATTGATGCGTGTGCTATTGCACTAGAAAAGCAACTACCAGAGTTGGTAGC